ACCATAGCGACACGAACAAAGCGCAGATCGACAGTACTGTGGTGCGCTTCCCCATTGGGTAGCCTCCTGCTAGGGAACGGGACAGGCTCGTCGGGAGCCTCCTCGGGGTAGATCCAAGCTGCGATCTCCCCAAGCTCGTGCTGTGAGAGGCCGGATTCGTCCAGCCACCACATCACATACTCGTCTGTCCGGTCGGGCAGCCCCTCAAGGGCGGCCTCAAGATTGCGGCACAAGGGACAGAGCCGCCGCGACTCGCCCTTGCGTATGCGGCGGCACTGGCGGACGCTGGTCTCGTAGTACTCGTTGCACTCACTGCAGCGGATCGCGGCCGCTCGCGCATCGCGGTGGCGCGTGTAGTCTCTGCGCCGCACCTCGAGTCCATCCATCAGATGTCGCCCTCCGGGACGTAGAAGCCGCCTTCGGCGTAGGTGGTGGAGTTGAGATAGTTCATGGCCTGGGACCATGCGTCCACCTGATCGTCGTTGGCGCCTCTGTTGAACTGCGAGCACTCTTCCACGAACGCCTGCACCCAGCTAGGGGTGCGGCCGGGGTCGTAGTCGGTTTGCTGAGCGTTGGCTGCTCCGGGCAAGAAACAGTTGTTGGACTCCAGAGTAGGCTGCGCCGCCTGCGCTCTGAGCACCTTGTCCACGCTGGCGGGCCACGCCACGACGCCCGTGATCTCGCGCTGAAGCTCCTCGATGATCTCGGTGCCGTTGGCTGACTTCTCGATCACATGCACGACGGCAGCGGTGGGCCAGACCTGCCGGATCCAGGCCTCGAACTCGAGCATCGCCCGCTTCGTGGCGCCCAGCGCCATCTGCTCCCGGATGGCACGAAGGAAGAAGCGGTCGGCGCCCTTCACGCCCCAGACTTGCCCGACCACGTAGTCGCTGGATGTCTTGTCCTTGAACGCGGTGTCCCAGCTGGTGATGACGCGTGGGAACTGGAACGAGGCCGGGTTCTTGTCGAGCGTCTTCCGATCGAAGTAGCGCCAGTCCTTCCGTTTCAGCAGGTCGCCCTCGCGCGCTGACGGCATCTGCTGCAGCTGACCGGCCGCCTGGTGCTGGCCCAGCTTCATGGCGCGGACCCGGTTCTCCCGCTCGCCAACGCGGGCAGGCCAAAGCAGCTCGCCCTCCTGCGTGCGCTCATCCCCGGGCCAGACGAATGGGTGCTTGGGGTCGTACCGCTCCGGCAGGCAAATGATCTCCCAGTCCGCATACGGCAGCACGTGCGCGGCCAGGTCGTTCTCGTGAAGCCGCTGCATGATGATGACCTCTGCCACGGTGGTGGCGTCGGCGGCGCGCGTCGCGAGGGTGCCGTCGTACCACTTGTTCACCTTCTCGATCGCGGAGTCGCTCGCGATCTCCATGGGCTTCAGAGGGTCGTCGATCACGATGCGGTCGGCGTGACGGCCGGTGACGCCGCCGGTCGGCGAGGTCGTCATGCGGCGCCCACCCTCCACGTTCGCGAAGTCGCCCTTCTGGTTCAGGTCGGCGCGCATCTGCAGCGACCAGCGATCCTGGAACCAGGGGTGCTCGATCACGGAGCGTGCCTTGCCGCTGAAGTCCTCCGCCAGGTCATCGGCATAGGAGCCGGTGATGTAGCGCAGCCAGGGCTTCGTGGCCCACTCCCACGGGTGCCAGAGGATGTTCGCGAGGATGCTCTTCATGGAGCCGGGCGGCACCCAGATCTGCAGGTTACGGATCTCGCCGTCGCTCACAGCCTGCAGCGCCTCGCACACCTTGCGGATGTGCCACGTTTCCTTGAACTTGGTGTGCGGCTCGATGATGAACCAGGCGGCCCTCACGAACTCGTAGTAGTCGAGCGCGAGAGCTTCGGCCTCGTCCCGTTCCTCTAGGATTTCGTCAACCGCGGCGCGGAGTTCGGCCTCGGTGCTCAAGGCTTCGGCGTCTCGAAGGTCTCGGCGAAGATCTTATAGTCGTTTCTGGCGTCCATGGCGGAGTCGCGCATGATCCCGAGTTCCAGCCAGGCGGGATCCTGGTAGATGAACGACCCGGAACCAACGGCCACTCCGCCTGAAGCCTTCAGCATGATCGGCACGGTCTCTGAAGGTGGCATGCCGAGCGCCTCGCGGTACAGGTCAGCGTTGTTCATGCGCCCTCGAGCGGCTCTGGTGGCACGTCCAGAGCGGCTGCTATACGCTTGATGACTTCCGCCCTTTCGAGAGGCGCAGGCGACGGCCCCAGTCGCTCGACCCTGACCGTGCACACTCCGTAGTGGACGTGCGGTGGCGCCACCAGGCCACCGGAAGCGACTAGGAACTCGCTGTTCGGCGCCTGTACGCGAAGCGCGTCCGCGTACAGGGCCACGTGATCCATTAGTGCGCCACCAGCAGATGGATCACGACCAGGATCATGAGCAGAACGATGACCAGCATCAGGCCGTCAGGTATGCTCACGCGGATGCCTCCCGTGGCAGCTCGCGCACGACGGCGGCCTCGATTACGTCGTCGTCCTTCTCCGCCAGCACGTCACGCAGCTGACGTAGCTTCTCCGTACTGAGTGAGCGGGGATCTACGAACAGGCCGTGCTCATGGCGGGTGCGCTGGTCGATACGGTGCGTTCGCTTGTAGTCGAACTCACTTAGCCGGGCCTCCACCATGATGCTTAGCAACCGGGCGGAAGCTGGGTCACGGCGGTCGAATGCGCGCTCCAGCACCTCGTTGCGCAGCCGCTCCTGCAGCGACATCTCGAAGTCAGGGAACAGCTCGTTGTAGAGCGCCGCAAACTCCTTGTCGTGTCGCAGAAGGCTAGTGAACCGGCGCCCCGTTGATCCTACGGAACGCGCAGAACGAACATGCGACAGCCCTTCCTCTCGCAGCTGCAGATAGCGAAGCTGCTGCTCACGCGTAGGCTTGCGCGAAGCCGGGACCAGACGTGTGTACGTCTCATGGAGCGTCTCACTCACGAGCTGGGTTCTCACGTTACCGCGCCGGACGGCCGGTTAGCTACTCTCCGTAGAACCGCGCCAGCTTCAGGCTGGGCGATTCCGCTAGCTCAATGGGGATCAGCTCGCCGTCCTTGCCGAGCCGGTGGGTGAAGCGGTGCTTGTAGGCGCTGTGCTCCGCGAGTGAGGCGTCCCAGGCTTCCTTGATCGTCTTGCGAGCCAGCCGGGCGGATCGTACCCGGCCACCGCGCGCGTAGGCGAAGCCGTCGTAGAACACCCTCACGAACCACCAGGACACGGCGTCCTCGGCGTAGTCCGGCATCAACCGCACCCACCCGGATTCGGTGCGTGGCTTCACGCTTCCAGCACCGGCCTCTCTTTGGCTTCTATCTCGGGCTTCGCTGCCAGCTCGAGGTACTCCTCTTTCTCTACCAGCCAGCCTTCCGCCTGCAGAAGATCGAGCAGGTAGGGGCCGCCCTCGTACCCGGCCGCACGCAAGCCCTCTAGGTAGGCGTCCGGTAGGCGCATGTTGCGTGCCGCGTGAATCGCGACCGGCTCCCAGTGCTCCCAGTGGCGGCGGTTCGAGATGCCTAGCTGGTAGCGGTACTCGATGACGCCGTCCGAACGGGTGCGGAAGTCGGCGACGCTCATTCTCCGACTAGCGCCGCCTGCCGCGTCTCCGCGTACACGCGCCTCCGGTCGATCTCATCGGTGTACGAGCCGCACTTCACCATGTTGGTGCGGTAGTAGCACACGACGCTGATCCGCTCGTAGCCGGGATCCTCCGCCAGCTGGCCGTTGGGCTTGCGCTCAGGCTCCGGTGAGAACTGGGTGTTGCCGTGCCACTCGTGAGCGTCCATCAGGATGACATCGCCGTCCTGCAGGTCCACGCCCATGCGGTACTCCGGGAAGCAAAGCCAGCCGCCCTCGAAGTCGCCGTTCCGGAACACGGCCAGGGTGCTGAACCCGGCGTCCAGATCGCCCTTGTCCGTGTGGACGGCGGTCGGGTAGGTGTTGTTGATCGTGATCGTGGTGAACGGCGTGCCCTCGACCACCCAGGCCGGGTTCGTGAATCGCGCCAGCTTCACCTGGTTCGCGTAGCGGTCGGGCACGTGCTCGCCGAGCAGCTGCGAGATGCGCTGGAAGAGCGGGAACAGCCCACGGTAGTTGTCAAGCTCCCGGCCAGTCCAGGCGGTCAGGCGACAGAACTGCTTCGGCCCGTGCGCCTCCCAGGATCCGACGATGGCGGAATCGACCTGCCGTGCGTAGGTGCGCTGGGACGGCCCGCTGATGCGCTCACCGCCGGACGCCATGCCCCGGTTGTTGGTGTAGCTGCCCTTCAACATCTGCAGGGTGGGGACGGCTTCGGCGCGCTGCTCCGGGGTGATGCCGCCGGGCAGGTAGACGCAGAGGGGATTGCCATCCGGCTTCAGCACCCGGGACGGCCCTCGCAGGATCACGTCCACGTCGTTGGGCGTGAGCAGCTTCCCGAGCTTCGGCTTCAGGGACGCCTCGTCCAGCTTGTTCCTCAGTCGCATCTCGATCACGGACGGGCCTCCCAGATGGTGTCAAGAACAGGAATCTGCACGGCGTCAGCCACGATCACGTGCATCGGCCGTGCCATGTCAAGGTAGTGCGTGGCCCAGGCTAGGGACAGTCGCTCCACCTTCGTGACGCGGCCCCGCAGCCAGGCGGGATCCTGCGCCGCAAGCTGATTCACGGTCTCCCGCTTGCCACGACGATCGGCTGTGACTTCCGGCGGCGCATGGCAGAACACGATGGACAGATCGTAGCCTAGACCGCGCATGGCCTCGAAGAACTTGTCGTTCGCGAGGCGATCGCCTTCCGCGACTACGTCCGTGTAGTCCGGCATCTCCGCCCAGTCCACCACCTTGGGCTGTACGCTCAGGCTCAGGGTGTCCGTGCCGCTGAACGGCGGCCGGTGCGCTCCAAGCTCCACCACTCCGAACTCGTAGACGGAACGCGCGAACGGTCTGGTCAGCGTGAGCCGGGGCAGGCCATCGGTGATCGCGGAGAGCAGCGACGTCTTGCCCACGCCGGGCACGCCAATCAGGTATGTCAGCCGCATCAGGCGGGTATCTCGTCCTCGGGGCCGTCCTCAGCGTCCGGCTCCGGAGCCGCAGCGACTGGCGCGGCGTAACGGTCATAGCACTCCTCGAGCGACTTGAGGATCGTGTCCATCACACCCTTCAATCCCCACTGGCCCTGCAGAAGGCGGACGTGCTCGCTGAACTTCTCGTGCTGCGGCAGCGTCATGTAGAGCGGGATCTCCTTGTGCGGCTCGTAGCCCGCCAGCGCAGCGGCCCGCGCCGCGGCCTCCTCGCCGGACTCGGCGGCCTCACCGCCCCATTCCTCCTGCTCCACCACGACCTCGATCTGGCCCAGTTCAGAGCGCAGGTTCTCGACCGAGTCCAGATCCCAACCAGTGCCCGCGAGGTTCGTCTCCCCAATCGCCTCGAGCAGCGTCATCTGCTGCATCTTGTCGGCGTCCTCGTCACCGACCCGAGCGAGCTGGTTATCTGCCATGAGGTACGCGATGGCCTCGCCCTCGTCGTTGAACTCCGCGGCGATGGCGGCAAGGTGGGTCCAGCCCAACTCCTCGGCTGCGAGGGTGAGGTGGTGCCCGGCACGAATCCGGCCGTCTTCAGCAGCGTCCGTGAGGATGGCGCGCGTCTGACCGAACCGCTCCAGGCTGCCCATCAGCTTCCCGACGTGGGTCTTGCCCTTGAACGGGTTGCCCTCAGTGGGCTTCAGATCCTCGATGCGCACCAAGTACGGGCGCAGCTGCTCCGCGCCTTTCCAGGTGCGGCCGTCGGCGGACGCTGGCTGTATCTCCAGCTGCTCCTCGTCCGAGAGGGTGTCGTTCTCCTCCGTGGTCGAGAGCTGCGGAGCACCCTCGTCGTCCTCGTCCACCAAGCCCGCCTCGGCCATCTGCTGCAGCAGGTCGCCCTGGGTCAGTTCGTCACTCATGTTGCCACCTCCGTTGTGGGTCTGCCAAGGTTACCGTTCATGAGAACGCCGCGTCAGCCAGGATGCCGATCAGGTCATCGGCTGTGCTGCACACCTGCCAAGCGTCGTCCAGCTCGCCGCGGTGCTTCTCCGTCTCCCACCCGATGAAGCGGATGCCAGCCAGCTCGGCCGCTGCCATGTCTCGCCACGTATCGCCGATGTAAACGAACGTGCCGTTCAGGCGATCGGTGGCCTCGCGAAGAATCTCCGGCCGGGTTCCCGCCTCCCCGTAGCCCCCGTAGTCGAGCGTGAGGAACGGGGTGTAACCAGCGCGGTTGAGCTTGATGCGCGCCACCGACTCCAGGTTACCAGTCACCGGGATGAAGCTGAACCCCATTTCGCTGATGGCCTCCTGCACGGCGTAGTTCACTTCCTCGTTCCGCTGGTCGGAAAGATCCTCCGGGCAGGCCTCACGGAACAGCTCGAGGTACTTCAAGGTCGCCACGTCCAGGCACTCGTACCCGACGGCGTGCGTCAGGATGTCCAGGTCCGTTCGGCCCACCCAGTCCCAGCTCAGGGCTTCCGCCGCCGCCCGGGCGCCACCAACCTGCAGGGCGGCCTCGACCAGGCAGTCGGCCTGTGGCTCGTAGATGTTCTGGCGGAGCAGCACTCCGTCCACGTCGATCAGGACTCTCACCGCTCAAGCACCTCCGATTGGATAGGCATTTTCCTGTAGCCGCCCTTGCCGGGCAGATGCAGCAGCTCGACGGTCTGCGGGCGCAGTGCCGCCGGGCGCACCCTCTGCCTGCGGTAGACGCGCGCGGCGCCCCACCGCGTGAAGAACAGGCCGACCCACCTTGAGCCGCCCTGGTAGGTTCCGTCGTCACGCATGCGCCCGTAGTGGACGAGCACCTCCCAGCGTCGCCAGCGCGACAGGTACGGGCTGCGGCCGATCTCTACCGTCACCTTCATCGGACGAGCCTCTTAGCATGCTTGGCCACCTCGATGGGCTTGAAACAGTTACCGCAGGTGGCCGTGAACAGGATCGGGTCCAGCCACTCGAGCGTTCCACAGCACGGCGTCTTGACGACCTGGTCGTTCTCGTCCAGAGCCGTCCAAGGGTTTAGGTCGTGTCCGCCCATCAGCCGCTCCGCAGCGTCCATCAGCTTGTCGTGTATCTCGAGGTCACTCTCGCTCACGGTTCCTCCAATCCCTCCAGGTACTTGACGAAGTGCGGGTTGCCCTTGACTGAACCCTTGCGCGCGCGGTGCAGGAGCGCGAGAGCCTGCGCGCCCGTGATCCCGAGCAGCTCGCGGATGATCAGGGCGCACACCAGCCCGCTCCGGTTGCGCCCGTAGAAACAGTAGACCAGGACGTGCTCGCCGTTTCCGAGCAGCCGAGCTGCGGACCAGATCGCCATAGCCAGCTCGGCGGTCGGGCCTTCCCACTGCTTGTTGTCGCCGAACGGCATGTGTAGCACGGCAGCGTTCAGGTTGGCCCGCGGCCACAGCCAGCTCGCCGTGCACGGGCTGACGGACACCGCGAGCGAGAGATCCCCGTTGATGTGCTCTCGCTCCGGAGACGGCAGTTTCTGCAGTTGGCGGTAGCCCGTCTGGTACAGGCAGCCCAGCTGGTCACTGACGAACACCGGCTTCACAGGCCCGCCAGGACGGCCTTGTGAATCTGGGCACGCTTCTCCTCGTACTCTGAGGGTGAGCCGAGCGCGGCGCGGTAGAGCGCCTGGCGGTCACTGGGTTCAGAGGAACCCACGATCCAGATCTCCACCAGCTGGTCGTAGTACGGCAGGCGTTCCTCCGGGGTCAGCGCGGCCCAGCACTCCTCGCAGAGCGCAAAGCAAGCCTCACTCGGCCAAGCGCCAGGCTCGCTGTAGTGCGTGGTGTGTTCGTCCTTCCAGTCCCAGGTATCCCGGCAGCAGAGGCAAGCTCCATAGCCTCTGGTGAAGCCGCGGAGATTGCGTAGGCGGCGGAGGCGGCGGCGCTCGCGGGGGTACATGGCAACGCACACCACCCCGAGGAAGATCAGGAAGATGTTGAACGCGAGCATCACCAGGGCATAGGGTTGTTCACGGTGCTGTGCCAGAAGTCGTAGAGGCGGTCGGACCACGTGTAGCGGTAGACCGGCAGGGCTGCCTCCAGTTCCTCTCGCTGGCGCCACCAGCCGTTCTTCTCCCCCAGGATCACTTCCGGGAACACCTCCGCCCGGGCTGCGAGCATGGTGCTCTCGTAGCCGCCCCACTTCTCCTGCGCCTCACGGAAGTAGCGTAGCTCCGTGTCATGGGTGCGGCCGGGGTACTGCTTGCCCTGCCAGGACTTCTTGTATTCGCATAGTACGACCTGCAGCTGGAAGTAGTCGACGCCCGCTCCGGACTGTAGAAGCTCGTGCCAGGTGCGCACCGCCAGCCCATCCACGGCCTTCAGCGCCTCCGGCCCATTGCCGCCGCGCAGAAGGACTTCCTCGTGAGCGGGCCACAGCAGCGCCAGCCCCTCGCGGGGCGAGTGGCCGTCGCGCGGTCGGATGTCGCTCTGCCTGAACTCCGCCCCGGTGTGGCGGACGAACGCCTCGATCAGCTTCTGCTGCACGTACCGGCCTAGCCCGTAGATCTTGTCGGTGGACTTCCAGGCCTGGTTGAAGTCATCGGTGGTCCAGAGCGCCGTCGTGCCGGGATCCTTCATCCAGGCCAGCATCGAGAGCAGCATGCGGCTGAACTTGTCTGCCGTCCTGACAGCGCGGCGCTCACGCCGCAGGGTGAACTTGGGCCAGTTCTGCTGCACCCACCAGGCCAGCTCGGCTGGTGTCCGTGATGCGCGCTCGTAAGGCCATTCGCTCCAGATCGCTTCGGCCAGCGGGATGTTGTAGCCACTCGCGTACAGGCAGCAGCGCCAGATGCGCTCGCCGTGCGGGCAGTCCCGGATCATCGGCCCCAGGGTCGCCAGGTGCGGGTCGGGGCCGCCCAACGCCTTCTCCTCACGCACGAACTCCGCCATGAAGCGCCAGTGCTCCTCCGTGGTGAACGGCGCGGTGGGAGCTAGGACGCTCACGCTGGCACGGTCCTGATGCCCTGGTGAGCCTGCGCGGTGCGCAGCGCCTCCTCGCCGTGCAGCGCGGTCTGGTGCCAGCCGCACGTACAGATCGTGACCGCCGTCGCCCAGAAGGCATGGCCAGGCTCGTGCTCATCGATCCATTCGCGCGCGGCCTCGCCCGTCAGCACGGCGGTGGTGTGCTGTCGTAGCCGTAGCTTCATTACTGAGCCTCCAGACGCCGCTTATCCAGGGCGTCCTTGAGGTCCATGTAGAACGCACCGACGATCTGTACGTAGTCAGCCAGGATCTCATCCGGCAGCCCCGGCAGGGTGTTGTCCGGGCTGTGCTTCTGAATCTCCAGGCGGATCGCCTTGGACATGCCGGCCATCGCCGTCACGGCTTCGCTCATTTCGCCTCCTTCGGCGGGAACTTCCGCCGGATGTAATCGTCAGCGCCTGGTTCGCCTAGCTTACTCACCAGGTACGCTCGCTCGTCAGCGGTCAGCTTCACCCCGGGCAGGACGCCCTTAGCATGGTACTCGCGGTGCGGCTTGTCGGCCAGCGGCAGGATGTTCTCCTCCACGTCATCGCCCTGCTGCGACTTCAGCAGGATGTGGTGGCCGTCCACCGCGCGCCGACCAGTGGCGCGGCAGGTGGGGTCGGCCGCGAGCTTCCTGCCGATGACGGGGGAGTCCACGATCCGGCCTTTGCCGGTGCGCTCACGCTTCTGCGGCTTCGTCTCCTTCGGCGGCCGGGGCGTGCCGGGAGCGGCGCCTCCCTTCCAGTCAGGCTCGTAGGTGCGCTTGCTCACAGCGGAGATACACGACCTAGCGCCAGCATGATGTCTGCTTCGTCGATCGTGATGTGATCCAGGCCAACCCCTTCGGGCAACGTGATCTTGAGCGCGGTCAGTCCGGGCATGCGGTCGATCTTCTCCACCGTACAGGCCAGGGAGATGAGCGTCCCGGCTCCTGTCTCGGCTCCAACTGTCGCGTACCTGGGTTCGTTCTTCATCATCCGCTCCTCCGGTGAAACCTGGCATTGGGGCAGGTGGCGAAGTGGGTCTCGTAGCGTGGCGCCTCATCCTCCGCAGGGTATGAGCGGTCATCGGCGACCGCGCCGTCCTCGTTCACGAACAGGTGCGCGCCGGGCACCGGCTCCGGGTCCAGGGGGATGGGCTTGCCGCGCACCGTGGTCTCCCAGCGGATCTCTGCACCGCAGGAGCTACAGGTCATGGGCAGTCATGGTTGGCGATCAGGTGCTCGTCGTACCAGCGGGTCTCCTCCGGCCACGCCTGGCCTTCAAGCTCGCGCGTCGTCATGAACCGCTCCAGCATCCTCGCGCACGTCGGGCACTGCACGTACCGGAGCGCCTTCTCCAGATCCTCGAACGCCTGGCGGTTGAAGCGCCTCGCGATGATCGCCTCGGCCAGCTTGGTGCGGGACCAGGTCACACCACTAGTCTCATCTGCCGACCGTTCTCCCACTGCTCCAGAGCGTACTCCCAGCAGTCCAGCACCCAAGGCAGGTTGCCCTGCGCATCTACCATGCGGCCCTTCCGGTTGCGGAACTGCGCGCGCTCCTTCATGAGAACGTGCAGCGAGGACTCCGCCCCGTGCACCTGCTGGTTGAACGACCTGCCCGCCCAGATGCGCGGCAGCGCCGGATTGAGTCGCACGATGCGGACAGCGAACTCACACCACTCGCGCTCAGCCACGCCGCGTACCGAATCAGGCCAGCCGCGCTCGGACAGGATCTCGGACAGGACGACGTTGATCCGGCTACGGACCTCGTCGCTACGGTCTATGCGGTCTTGCTCGTTCACGTCAAACAGTCCTCCCAGTCGTAACGGGCGCCTGGGTACCAGGTGCGGCCCGTCTCCTTGTCTCTTAGCTGGTGTCCTGAAGGGATCCTGCCGGTGTCGTCCCAGGCGGCCTCCGCTTCCTCCCAGGTGGCCCAGCTGGCGACGTGCGCCAGGTCAGGCTCCTGCATGCCCTCCACCCAGTTGACATGGCGCAGCTCGAAGCGGAAGGTGAAGAGGGTCATGTGACCACCGCCAGCTTGACTTCCGCCCGGGGTGGCGAGCCGTACCGTTTGCGAGCGATCTGATCCACGATCAGCGCGTCGTCCTTGTACAGGATGCCGCTGAGCGCGTCCTCCAGAGGCCGCATCAGCTTAGTCGTGTCAGGGCGCACCGTCGGGTAGCGCGGTGCTGAGCGGCGGACGCCCTTCACACCGTAGTGCCCCTTGGGGCGCTCGAAGTAGAACGTCACGACCAGCATCAACGGCCCTAGGAACGGCGGCCGGTCGCCCATTAGCTCTGAGGCCACGATCTTGATCTGGTTACGCCAGGGCTTCAGCTCGCGCTCGTTCTCGTCCATCATGGCGACGCCCATCTTGCCGCTCTTGCGCTTGATGGGGAACCCGGTCTTGGAGCCACCGTGCTGCGGCTTCCCGAGCACCGTGAACTCAGCGCCGAACGGCGTCACGCGAAACCGGCCGGTGAGCGGCGGCTGCTCCAGCAGGCTCATTCTCCACCCGCCTCCTCGTCGCGCTCCACCCCGAGCGCGCTGGCCAGATCCTCGATCAGCCGGGCCTCCACCCTGTACCACTCGGGATCATCGCTCACCACGGCGGCTGCGTACACCCTCTCCGCGGCGCTCAGGACGCGCTCCACAACGTAGCCGGTCGGCTGGAATGCAACGGGTGGGGGTTCAGGTACGCGATCCTTTACGTTGTCCTCCAGTTCCGCCTTCGTCCACTTCTTCTCGATGGCCTGCTTCAGCCAGCCGTCAGCTTCCTCCGGCTCGAGCGAAGCAACGGCGCGATGGTGTGACCAGCGCAGCTCTGGCACACGGCGGCGCGGCCCTGGCGGGATCCGCTCACTGACGCGCATCATCTGCTGCCGCTGGCGGACGCTCAGGTTCAGCACCTCGCTGGCCTGGTAGAACTCGTCGCCGAACAGGCCGTGACCCTGGATCAGCCAGTCGCCCACGGCCCAGCGCCAGCCTTCGCCCCACTGGAACAGGAGCGTTCCGATCGCCTCGTACTGGTCGTACGTGATGTCGGACGGCAGGGTAAGACCGGCG